GTTGTGATCTTATTTTGTTGCTCAATGATACCGAAGTAAGCCCACGTTCCAATCGCGACCATCGCGATCAACGAGGCTACCGTTTTCATCGGCATTTGAACTGCTGCTTCTTCTGAAATTTTAAGTGCCATTAGTTATAACTATACCCTGTACTAGGAGTATTTCCTTCTTGTAATTTTTTAAATAATTGTTCATGTTGTTCCATGATTTCTTCATCTGAATCCATCATCTTATCCATTTTTTCATCCAGCATTTGTACTCTAAATTCTAATTGATCAATTTGATTTTCAAGTACGGCTTGAGTTGTAGATAATTCAAATGTTCTAGATAGACTCCACCCTCCTAATGCAATTAGGAGCCCAACTAACAACGTTAAAACTTTTTCCATCATGATTTTTGGAGTATATATTCTTTAACTTTATTTTTCAATGATGTGTGTTGAACCGGTTTTACACAAAAAGCTAATAAACACATCAATATTATAAGTATTGCTGTAAAACGATAGTCCATAATAACACCTCATTTACTCATACGTAGAGTCCTCGGCTCGATCTTTATCAGTTTTGCAATTACAATTGCCACAAGGGCAGTAATCTAGATATTCATCTATATGCTTGCCCTCTTCACAGTGGCAATCGTGATTACAGTCCTTACATTTAGTCATTAAATTAGTTCACTAAGTTTATTAAAATAATAATAGCTACAACAACACCAATAGCAATTTTCTTATTGGCTACAGCTAGACTCCATATTTTCTTAGCTTCAGTCATTATCTTTTCCATTTTTTTCCTCCAGGTTTGTATAGTGGTAGTCGTAACTACCTTCTTCATGTTCATCAGTGATCCATTTAGAAGTAGTTTCTACAGACCAAGTTTTTGTATTAACTAGTCTATTGATTAAATTCTCCGATGGATCTGCAGCTAACGATGGGTCAAATACTCTTAACCTATTGTTAGGCTGGATTGCATAGTTGCCATCATCTAATTCAATTACATGACCGCATTTATGTTGATCAGGCTTTTCTGAATAACCGAAGTTTAATTCATTATAATCACCTGGGCACCAATCAATGGTGAACAAATACGTACCTTCTCTTTTCACTTTACGTCTAGATATATAAGATATCTTAGCACCTTTTAAGTGATAAAAAGTTGTAACGGCAACATTATAACTGAAACTGTCCCACATTACCAGCTCATTTAAAGGTAATTCTTTTATGTTTGGTTTAGTGCAGAATGCAGATATAGGTGCTCTCCACCATAGACCACCATCTTCCATATGGTAATGAAATAGAGGTGTTTGTCCAGGTAAAGAACTAAATCCAAATATTACACAAGGAAAATATTTATCGTGGGAATCTTTTTGATCTCGGAGATAATTTCCACGGACGTAGCATTCGATGATTGGTATGTTGGCATTTAAATACATAATTAATCATTTATCTCCCCCCAGTTATCGCCTGATTCATAATCAACTTTATTAGGGACTTCCAGGTTAACTGCGTTCTCCATAATTTCGATGACCTTTTTAGATTGGTCCTCACTCTCAATAGACAAATCTAATTCATCATGGATCTGTATATGCGGTATTATTCCCTCTTTGTAAAGCTCTAACATAGATTTTTTTGTCATGTCTGCAGCGCTCCCTTGAATAAGTTTATTTAAAGCTTTGTAGGTGTAAGCACGTTTAATCCCTGGTCCATGTTCCCTGAGTGCTTCTTCGTGAGGCAATGCTTTATGCATACCGAATTGATTAGGTTCCCATAGATGAAACCGGCACAGTCGACCGAGTAACGTTCTTATCTGTCCACGTTCCTGGGCTCGATTAGATGCCTTATCCATTAACTGTTTAACAAACGGTACATTACCGTGATAAGTATTAAATAGATCGGCAGCTTTCTCTTTAGTTACTCCTAGTTCTGCCTGTAATTTTGCTTTACCCATTCCATAAAATAATCCAAGATTAATTGTCTTTGCTTGTGATCTTGGAATCTGAGCCATGTCTGCTACTGTCTTATGGAAGTCTGCGTTAGGATCATTTTGATATGCTTCAACTACATCATAAACTGATGGTAGTTTATATAAAGATGCATAATGTACAACTAGTCTTGGCTCTTGTTGTGAATAATCAAACACACCCCATTTACAACCTTCTTCTGGTATAAATAATGATCTAATCTTTGGTCCCAGATCCTTGTTCCTTGCAGGAATTTGCTGGAGGTTTGGATTCTGATAAGAAAATCTTCCAGTTACTGTCCCTCCTGTCTGTGATCTTAATTGATTTATCTCTGCATGTATTCTTCCTTTATGTTCATATCTTAAAATAGAATCAATAAAAGTGGTGTGAGCTTTATTAATCTCTCTTGCTTTAGCAATCATATTAACAACAGGATGTTTATGTTCCTGTAAAAAATTTTTAGTAAATGATGGTGCTTCTGTTTTTTCTGTACGTGGATACTCTAATCTCAATACATCAAATACATTAGCAATTGATCTTGCTGCCCATATCTGTGTATCAATATTTGTTTCTCCTTTTATTTTATTTAATAAATCTTGTTCAGCTTTTTTAAATTCTGTTTTCATGGCGTGTGCTTTTTCAATATCAACTCTCACACCTTTAAATCTCATGTCAACCAGGCATGGAAATAATTCTGTTTCTAAATCAAAGATGTCTTCCAGGTCCTGACTAATAATTTCTTTTTTCATTTCTTGCCAAAGACCAAAAGTTACTTCAGCATCTCTTTCTGCATAAGATCCAACATGCATAGCAGGAAGTTTGTACATCTCAGCTTTAGGATCAATACCCCATTCAGATGCAGCTTCTGCTAGTGCTGCTTCGTTCTTACCATAACCCAGGTAATGCCAAGATAAACTATTGAGATCATAACGAAATCTATTCTCGTCAGTTATTGCTGCAGCAATCATAGTACAAACAATATCTCCATTGATTTTAAAACCCGTGGCCCTTAACCAACAGACATCGTACATGGCATTGTGAAAAATTTTTGTTGATGGGGATTCTAATATATCTTTTAACCAGTCTAAAACCCTTGATTTATCCATATTACCACCACCTTCGTGAGCAATAGGGAAATATCCTTTATAATGTTTTGTGGCTACAGCTATACCAATTATTTCTCCATTACCTATAACTGAGCCAGATCCTTTTTTAATTAAATCAGGATCTTTTGTCTCCAGGTCAATTGCAATTTCATCTACCTTCCTTAAGTCAGGAAATTCTGTAGGCTTAACCCATTCGGTCTGTGCTTCAAACTTTGGTATCTTCATAGTAAATAACAGATGAGACAAACTAAAGTTATCAATAACATGTAGTGAGGAATGTGAGTTGGTTCTCTCATTTTATTATCCCCCAGGAATTATTGTTATCTTTCGGTTTATCTTCTTTGATTTCTTTTTCTGGATAATCTCTTTCAATTATCATTTCTATAAAGTGAATAGCTTTATCCAAATCTTGTCTCTTTCCTTTCAGCCTGTGACGGCAGATGTATTTTATAACGCAGCCTTCTGGAAAAAGCAACTCATTTTCAACCACAAATTTACTTGGCTGAATTTTAAATTTCTGATAATGTGATCCGCCGTGCTGCTTATCCCAAACTTTCGATGTCATACCCTCGGTCCTCCCTTTTTGCTGTCATGATATATAAATTCTGTTTTGTACGTGTCACACCCACATACCATACTCTCTGTTCTTCATCGTATTTGTCCTGACTCTTTTCTGTTGCTTCCCTGATTGTTTTTGTGTTGTCCAAAATGAGTAAAACATTTGTAGCTTCTCCACCCTTTGCAGAATGGATTGTAGATAATTGAATTCGTGCATCTTTATTAAGTTCTTCTTCATTCCTTAGTAGCTCTCTAATATATAGACATTCTTCTGGATCTACTGTAAATACATCAAACCACCTTTGAGTGTTGCTAAATCCAAATTCTTTTAAGTCATACAGTCTTTCTTCTGTAGGGTAAGGGTTTAAATTTGGTCCCGTACATTCTAATACATCTTTTATTTCACTTAAAGATAATTTATCATTTTTATTTTGCCATCTAGTATAGTTTATAATACTTCTAAACAAAGTAGCTTTATAACTTTTACGTCCCTTAAATTGAAAATAAATTCCCATGTCTCTAAGGATAGGTTTAAGTTTTTCTAGTCTATCATTAGTACGTGCTAACACAAGCCAGTCCCCATCATACAAAGGAGCATCCTCAATGGTAGTTATATAATCTATATAGCCATCTTCGTTTCTAGGTTTCCAATTCTTTTTAACTCTGCGATCATCTGGAATTCTTTCTAATATTTTATCTGCGACACTTTGGATCTGTCTTGGTACCCTGTAAGATTGTGGCAAGATAATGTCTTTTTTAGACTGCGTAGCTATAAATTTTAATACATCTGCTCCTGCCCAGCCATAAATAGCTTGATCATCATCACCTGCTAATATAGTATATTTGGAATTTTTCCTTATAATATCTACCATTTTCCACTGTATTGGAGATAAATCTTGTGCCTCATCAACAAAAACTACGTCATATTTCGGACACAATTTAGCCACATTAAATCTTTCAATCATGTCTGTAAAATCATACAGCTTAAAAGAATCTTTATAGTTATTTAATTCCATATCTAAGATGTGTAATAAGTTTTTTTCAAGTTCGTAAGAGTACATTCCAGTATTATATTCATCTTCAATTGAGCATTCTTTAATTCTAGCTGCGTTTATTAAATTAAAATATTCACTATTGGAATCTACAAATCCTGTGTTTTCTTGACCATTAGAATAAACTGTAACCTCAATACCTAATTTTCTACCAATGTCTTCGTAATGTTCGTCTTGCATAACTTGAGCTTTTTTCATACCCAGTCTATTAAAAGCAAGAGAGTGGAGAGTCCTAAAATATTTTAAATCTTTTCTCTGTAAATGTTTATATGATTCCAGCATTCTGTCGATAGCTTCATTTGCTGCTTTGGTTGTAAATGCAAAGTATCCTATCTTGTCTAAAGGTGTCCCTAACTTATAAAATGTTTTAACATATTTTATAAGTCTTGTTGTTTTCCCTGTTCCCGGAGGCCCGAATATTTTTCTACTAATCATATATAGTACACCATAAAATCATGCATCAATGCTCTTAATTCTTCTTTGTCTTCAGCATGCTCAATACTACTAATCCAACTTTGTAAATTTTCCCAGCTTGGATGATCAAAATTTTCTTTTTGTTTTTCAAAACTTAGTCTCAATACTTCTGCTAATTTTTTTTGTGTTACCAAATGCCATGCTTTTTTTAAATATCTAGACAATTGTTTTCTTTGATATATAGGAAAGTGGTGCAACACAAAGTAGGCTTCTCTCGTTTTTAAACGATTCTCTGGACATTTTATAACAATAACAGACTTATATTTAATACTCCCCTGCCATTTACTACCTCTTGCATTTTTTCTAAAGGGTCTTCCTCCATAACATTCTTTAGTTTCTCCGACATAAGTTGGTACAGTATAGTCTTTGTTTTTAAATCTAACATAAACTGCAGGACCATTATCTGTAGATGTAAATCTCATTACATTATCTCCGTCTTATGTTTTATTTTAGTATGATGTATGGGTACTTCTTCAAAATCTTTTATATTTATCTGTACAACATTCTTAACTGAGGCTGTGTACTTACCTTTTTCTTTAGTAGGAAATCTTTTTTGATCCAGGAATTGTACATCACAACTCTTGTATATTGATTCCATCATCCTACCTGTCTTCTCTTCTTTATATTTCCAATCTTTAGCTTTTAATCTGTCATAAAATTTATCGAATTTAAAATAAGCATAACCTTCCTCTATTAAAACTGATCCAGTTTTAAATGCTGCATCTGTTGTAGCCTTCGGTCCATTAATCTTAGTGTGTAAAACATCGTGAAGTTTTTCTTTAGGAGAAGTTCCTATGGGTGGAGATACGGTAGTTTGTGTCTTATATAACTCATCCATTACAGTTTGTTCTGCATCCCCTTTAATTAATGGAGGTAAAAATCCTGCAGCTTTCGCTATTGCATTTCTACGTTTACGCTGGTCATTTAAATGTTCGATTGATTTACAATGCACTGTCGCTTTACCTATACCATCTGGTTTTGTTACATCAAATTCATACTCAGGTTCTTCAAAAATTTCTATCTTTCTTAAATTAGTTAATGCCGGATAAGATCCCTTAGAGCCGGATAAGACTCCAAATTTTTTCTTAACACAGATACCTTTTTTACAATGCTCAAATAAAGGGTCTTGATTACAGGTATAACCTTTCTCTGTTTTAGCCCATGATTTGATTTTAGCTTTTAGTTTTTGATCCGTCCAGGCGTTGCCATGTATCTCTTCAAAATATTTTACTGGTGCATTTTTAACTTTATCTTCCCATGTGTCTGGGTATTTCATCTTAACTAATACATGATAGTTATACATAAACCTATCTTTACCATCAAAATTTTTCTCTTTAGAAAGCTTGGATAATACTGCCATACACGGAGGACCATCAATAAAGTCTCCATTAACTCCTTCATATATTTTTTTATCAATACCTTCTGTTATTTGTTGTAAATCATCCTTGGAAACCGTGTTAGCTTCTATTAATTGTAAAAAATTATCTAATGAAAAAGATGTACCATCAACATTTAATCCTTTTCTTTCTCCCCCATAGTAAGGTAGATTAATAAATTGTCCTGGTCCTATTTTCCCAGTTGATTCATCCCTTGTTAGTTCTGTTTGTTTTGGAAATATTTCTGTGTTAGGTTTTAATTTAAATAATGGAAGTAAGTTAGTCAGGAAAGAAACAATATCTTTCGCACTCATAAACTCATTTATAAATATCCATAAGTGAAGTCCCCCACTTTTAGACTCTACTGGTATTAAAGGTAAATCAAATTCTTGTATCTTATCTATAAAAAATTTTTTATCGAAGTCTGCATAGTCTTTAGGGTCAATGTCAATGACTCCTAGTCTTGCTTCTTTATCTGTATTACATGGCTGAATACCAATTGAAATCTTTCCTTCTACATGAGAGTTATATATCTCCTCTGTAAGAGGCTCAAAATTCCATCGGTATACTGGTCTCTTCTTTCCGCTTTCTGGGTCGATCTTTGCTTCTTCATGCTCAAAGTCAGCTAACCCATAAGCTTCGCGATAACCATCAAAATATTTTATATATCTTTTATCCATAACTTTTTATGTGGGCCCTCCAGTCTCCCTTTAGGCCCACACTGTGCACTCATTCTCTCAGAGAATTAGATAATGCTTTGTTGATCCTTCGGTTTATCTTCGCCGTGTTTCGCTGTCACAGCACCTTTAGAGATGCTTTCTGAAAACGATTTAGCTTGCTGATAAAGTTGTTGATCAGTTATGGGTCCAACCTTACTTACTTCCCAACCAAACCAAGTGCCTTTATCATTTGACATTTGGGTTGTTTTTAGTCTGTAAATATGGCTAAAAGAAGCCGGTGTAAACAATCCGTTTGCACCCTTCATTTTAATACCCGACATCATTGAGTTCCATTTTCTACTAATTTTTAATTGAGTAGATTTCATAGAAATCAAAGCTGTGGATGGACTATCACCTGTTATGATTACAAAGTGAGACGCAGTCTTTTCAATATAATTACCATTAGGTAATCTATCTTTATAGTTTGCATCTGGCTTTGTCTTAGACATGATATCAGAAGATGAATCATAGATTGCAACTGGTGCACCTGGTCCTTCTCCTCTATCTTTCCACTCGATGTATTCAAGTTTATAAAATGCAGGAATGACATCTATGCCCTTCACTCCATCGTATAACTCTCCAGAGACAGAATTGAAAATCATTC